GTTTTAGTTTTTCCTGTGCCTGGTGGTCCTACAACTTTATATCTCATTAATGCTTATTTCCAATCATTTCAAAAAATCTTTTAATTAATCTATACCATTCATTTTTATATTTAATATTACGTGTTCTTTTGTATTCTATTGCAACTTTATCAATCTGTTTTAATATATGCATTAATAATTATCTCCTTTTCTTTGTACAGGTTTATATTCTATTTTATCTATGTGTAATTGTTGAACTTTACATACTTTTTCAACTTTGCCTTCTACTTTAAGTGAGTAATTAAATTCTACTTTAAATCTTTCTTTTAACTTCTGTCCTATTTTTTCTTTTGATATTTTCCAATCACTACCCAAATGATTAAGAAAAGATTGATATTTAAAAAAATGAAAACCTTCTTCAGTAAGACAAGAACCTAATCTAATTTGTATTCTTTGTTGTGCTTGTGGTCCATTTATACAATATTGATAAAGCTCATTACCTAAAATATCATCTGTGCTTGTACCTTCAGGTGGTTTAATATTCTGACAACTTTTTCTCCAATCATTTAACTTAGCTCGCCAATCTTTTGGTTTTATAGGTTCAAAATATATTCCTGTTTGTTCCCATATTAAGTTTAACACTTCTTTTTGTGTAGTCATTAATTTTAAGTTAGGTATAATAACTTCTATTTTATCATCATTAGGCATTACAACATTAAATCTATATTCTGGCTGTTCGTATTTTATAATTTGAAAATCTGTAATATCTGGAAAAACATTTATACTATCTGATTTAACACCATACGTTCTTGAATAACATAGGCTACGCATACATTTGTCTTGTATTGGATCTTCATAACAAGTATGTCCTGCTGTTTCTTTGTCCCATGCTTTTATTTTTTGATCTAATTTAGATTTATCCCAAGGTGACTCTAAGTATTCGTAGTTTGCTTTTGATACAAAGTCGGGCCATTTATCTTTATATTTTTTCTTAGCAAAGACCATGTAATTATACATAAACCTGTCTCTACCATCATCTAGTTTAACTCTAGAACACAATGCAAGACACGGTGGTCCATCATTAAACTCTGGATTAGTTCCAACTAAAATATTTTTATGTGTTTCGTCTACCAAAGAATCTAGTTTGTCTTTATCTATTTTAGATTCATTAGCTAATTGTACAAATTGTTCTAATGATAGTTTAGAATTATTCTTATCTACAGCGTATCGTTGTGTCTCCCCATTATTATAATATGGTAAGTTAATAAAGTTACCTGGTTTTATGTTGCCTTTGTCATCTTCCTTTAATTCTTTCTGCTTTGGAAAAATTTCTGTAGTAGGTTTTAAACCTAGGGGCAACAGAAAAGCTTTTAAAGCCTCTATTAAATCTGATGTTGGTATTGGTTCTTTTAAAAATATATAACAATGTAATCCTCCACTTTTTGACATTAGCGGAACTAAAGGTAAATTAAATTTTTCAAATAAAGCTAAATATTTTTCAGTTTTAAAGTCAGCGTAATTTTTAGGATCAATGTCAATACAACCAAACTGTGCAGTTTTATCTAATCTACATGGTTGTATGCCAATAGATATTTTTCCTTTTATATGATTTTCGTAATCTTGTGGTGTAACTGGTCTGCCGGACCATTCGTAATCAGGTTTTAATTTATTTTTTTCAGAGTCTAGTGTGGCTTTGGACATATCGGCAATACCGAAATCTCCATCGTAACCAGTAAATAATTTTATAAATTCATTAACCATAATGATCCCTTATAATGGGCGCCTCCAGTCTCCCATTGGCGCCCACTTTCTCCTAGTGAGAAACTAGTAATTTGATTTATCTTCTCCTGAAACTGTGGCAGCTTTTTGCTGCGAGTGTTTTAAAGAATTATAAAAATCACGGGCCATTTGATAAAGACCGGCATCATCAACCTTTTTCAACATGTCTATATTATAACCATGCCAATTAAAGTTGCTTCCTGCGTTTTCAACAGATTTTAATCTGTATATTCTTGAAAACATAGGTGCTTGTACCGACTTGCCAGTTTTAGGATCTGTCTCAAATTGATCTTCCATCTGAGAGTTCCATCCTCTACTGACTTTTAACTGAGTAGACTTCATAGTCATTAAAGCTTTCTCAGGTCTTTCTCCGTTAATGATAACAAAATGATTTGCTGTTTTGATAATTTCATTACCATTCTTCAACACATCCTTGTTACTGTTTTTGTTTTGAGTTGTCTCTGCCATAATGCTTGGACCCCTATCTGGATGAATAGGTCTACCTTCACTTCTTTCAAAAGGTGCCCACTCAGGGTAAGTCATTTTGTAGAACACAGGAATAACTTCTATTCCTTTTTCTCCATCATACAGTTTTTTTGTAACTGTATTATAAAACATACCAGCTTCTGCCCCTTCGACATACTTAGCATGTTTTTTCTTAGTTTCATCTGACATACTTTGCAGTAATTTCAGAAAAGGTAAAGCAAGATCACCTTTGTCAATGTTGTCAAGACCCATTCCTGAATCTGCAACAAAGTCCAAAGTTGCTAATGCACCACCTTGTTTTTTTGCGACGTCTCTTGTTTCTTCGCTCATGTTATTTGCTCCTTGTTATTTTTGTTTTGTTTCCCTTAAACAGGTTAAAATGTTCAGATGGCAGTTCTTCATTATTTTCAGAACGCTCTCTAAACAATGCTTTGAGGGTCATAGGTTCGACTTTCAACTTTTGAGTTGGTTCGAACCCATTCCCTTTTGCAAGGTCTGCGTATTCGCTCGCCTTGTTGTCTTCGCCACGACCAAAGGAAACTGTAATCTCATTTTTAATAAGATCACCTAAGCCGTGCTCTCGAAGCCAGTTGTATGCGCCTTCTCTTTTGTTAAGAGGAATAGTTGCGCTATAAATTTCTTTTACTTCTATTGCAGATCCATCAGCTAATTTCATTGTTTTCATTTTCAATGCTTCCATTATTTCAGGTATAGCTATGTTAGATATTTTATCTGCTTTTTCTTTTTTTAATTTAAGTCTATCTTCATCAGATTTTATTTCGTCCTCTAGTTTTTGAAGTTCAACAACCAAACTAGATAAATTGTTTACACCAGTAAGATTTTCTACATCTTGTGGTGCATCTTCAATAAACATTTTTTGTAGATCTTCACTCATTTATATTTCCTTTCTCGTATAAGTTTATATGTATTGGATAGTATCTTCTTTCTTGCTTGTCCCACTTTAATACGTTGTACTTACCATTAGTAATATCTGATGCAATAGAACATGCAACACCTATTATAGCAGGATCTCCAGTTAGCAGTAAATAATCATTTGATCTATAATCTTTTAATCCTTTCCTTAATTTCATAATTAAAGGACCTGGTGAAAAAATTATTTGAGACAACTCCGGTAATAAAAATTTAAATGAACCATATTGTGATGCACCCATAATATTTATTTTTGGTCTACCCTCTCTTGTGCCTGCAATTTCTTGTATGATATATACAGTAGACGGAGTTTCTTTGATACTTTTATAATTTATGCTTTCTGACATTGACAAGAATATAAACTTTGTGATATAGAAGTCAATAGAAAGTTAAGAAATAAATATGAACTACAAGTTTAAAACTAAACCTTATGCACATCAGTTAAAGGCATTAGAAATGTCTTGGGATAAAGAAGTGTTTGCTCTTTTTATGGAGATGGGTACAGGTAAATCAAAAGTATTAATAGATAACGTATCTATGCTCTATGATAAAGGCAAAATAAATGGTGTCGTAATTGTGGCACCAAAAGGTGTATATAAAAACTGGCATGAATTAGAAATACCTACACATATGGCAAAACATGTCGAACATGTGTCAGTATTGTGGCAATCTAATATTAATAAAAAACAAGAAAAAGAATTATCTAAACTGTTTAAAACAGGTCATGAACTACACGTATTAATTGTAAATGTAGAGGCTTTGTCTACTAAAAAAGGTGTTGATTTTGTTACCAAATTTATTAGCTGTCATGAAACTCTAATGGCTATCGATGAATCAACTACTATAAAAAACCCTGATGCTAAAAGAACTAAAAGTATTTGTAGGTTAGGTAGACAAACAAAATACAGAAGAATATTAACAGGTTCACCTGTAACTAAGTCACCATTAGATTTATATAAACAATGTGAATTTTTAGATCCATGGTTACTAGGACATCCTTCTTACTATGGTTTTAGAACACGATATGCAATTATGAAGACTGCAAACTTTGGAGGTAGATCAGTTCAAATAGTTGTAGGTTATAGAAATATACCGGAACTATCTAATAAACTTACAGAATTTTCTTATCGTGTTTTAAAAGATGATTGTTTAGATTTACCTGCTAAAACATACACAAAAAGAATAATACAACTTACAGACGAACAACAAAAATTATATACTCAAATGAAAAAAAGCGCATTAGCTATTATGAATAGTAAATTAAGCACAACTGCAACAGCCATGACACAACTTATGCGTTTACAACAGATTACTTGTGGTCATTTTAAATCTGATGATGGAACTACACAAGAAATAAAAAACAATCGTATTGTAGAACTTATGGACACATTAGAAGAGATACAAGGTAAAGTTGTAATATGGGCACATTGGAGGAACGATATAGAAACAATAGTGAAACATATTAAAAAAGAGTATGGGGATAACTCTTATGTAACTTATTTTGGTGATACATCAACTGAAGATAGACAAAAAGCAATTAAAAAAATACAGGATCCTAAAAGTTCTGTTAGATTTATTATAGGCACACCACAAACAGGTGGATATGGTATTACACTTACTGGAGCATCAACTATGATATATTATTCTAATGGTTATGATCTTGAAAAAAGAATGCAATCAGAAGCTAGAATAGATCGTATTGGACAAAAAATGCCTATGACATATATAGATATTATGTGTGAAAAAACTGTTGATGAAAAAATAGTAAAAGCTTTACGTAAAAAAGTAAACATAGCTACTCAAGTTATGGGTGAAGAATTAAAAGCTTGGATATGAAATATCCTTACTACATAAGAATGGCAATATTATTATGTGTAGGTGCTTTTTCACCCATATTAATTCATCATTATGTGATGTATCGTTTTGATGTTAGTGTATTAAGAGCGGCAGAAATTACATTTATATTGTGTATACCTATTGCTGCTTGGTTGGCTAGTAAAATTAATGAACGCTGGCATGATGATAGAGAAGATTAAGATAGGAAAAAGTAGGACTATTGTATGAGAGCTACAATTTTTCAATTAAAACTAATATAACACCAGCCATACCTGTAATTAAAGCACCAACAGATACTAAAAGTATTCTTTCTATTCTTGTAATTTGTGTTTCTAATGAACGTATTTTATCATGCGTTTGCTTTTGCATTATTCTGCAAAGTTTTTCGTTTGATTCTATTTTTTTTTTTGCGTTATCTTTTGGCATGTTTTTTTACAAAACCTCCTTCTTTAAATGGTGAAGGTCCACTATAACCAGGAGCATCTCCTGCAGTTGAAGACGAACTACTTCCGCCTCCGCCTCCGCTATCACCATTACCACTATCATAATACACTGGTGCTGGTGCTGGAGCTGGTGCTGGAGCTGGAGCTGGTGCTGGTTCATCAAAATCATAATATACAGGTTCAGTTGGAGAATAAATTTGTTCTGCTGGAGTTTGAAAAGTCAATCCTTCAGTTATTTCATCTGGATCTGGTAAATAATCAATTTCAGGATATTGTGTTGTTATATTTACTTGAGGCACATTTATTTCAGGTGTGTCTATTGTTTGAATATTATTAGGTTGATTTTCTTCTGCATCCACACCTGGATCTGCAAAACCTTCTTCACCAAATTGAGCTCCTACTGGAGTTGGACTTGGAGCAGTTTGATCACCTCCTAAAATATTAGAGGCAGTTGTTCCTAATAAAGGAATATTTGTAATTTGTCCTCCTAAAATGTTAGCAGCAACTTCAAGTAAATTAATATCTGGCACTGTTTCAGGTACTGGATTTAAATTATAAGCTGTTCCATATTGTTGATTAACTAAATTTTTTTCTTCTTGATCTAATAAATTATATTCACTAGGTGACGTATTATAAGTTCTTCCATAAAATTCTTGTGGTGTTTCTATAACTCCTTGATCTATTAATTCTTCTGATGTTCCTGATAGATCTAACGCTGGAACATTTACTGTTGTTGGTGGAACGTCAGCATAAACATCTCCTGCTGTTCCAAATTCATCTAATGGATTGACTGTAGGTGC